GTTTTATAGCGGTTGTAAGGCTCGCGCTTACTACGGTGGACGTAGAGGCTGTTGATGCGAACCCTGATATCGTTGCAGTTAGATTGGCAGTGACCGTCGACGATGACACACAGCTTGCATCGATATACTCAAGTACAAGGAAGTCGCCCGTTTCTGCAACAAGGTTATCCCCTAACTCGGTAAGTATGCGCCAGAATGCCATTTAGTATTTCCGATTAAATGGTTATATTAGCGGCGTTGTTGAACAGCCCATCAAGCTGTTCATCAGACCACCCAAGCACGGAGGTAAGTCCTGTGATCATCGGGCTAAGACGGCGATATTCTAAAGCGTTATTCCACGCTAATACCACCATTCTATCTGTACTCGGATCGGATATTATGGCTTCAACATCATCGAGCAACCCTGCTTGAAGAAGAGCCGCTTTTGCTTGGAGGGGTGTAACCACCATGCTCCTACGCCTATCGGCAAGCCGCGAAGCCAGTTCCTCTTCGGTCATATCTCGGGCTTCAAACTTGGTAAACCAAATACCCGATATCTCCTCCACCCCTATAAATACGGAATACTGATCTTCTGTCAGGTCTGGTTGCACCCCGTTAAGCACAGGATCTGCCCCAAAAGAATCTAAAAGACCTGTCGGTAGCAAAATAGGAAAGCTGGTGTAAGGATGCAGAGCGCGGAATTCATCAGTAGAGATGACATCGCCTGTTTCACGCATTCGTATTAACATTGTCACCTCTATGCAATTGCCATATAAAAGTATGTTGCGGTGTTAACATTGACGTTCGTCGCCGCTAACTGATTGACTATAAATCCTGTGCTATCTGGGTCGATAGTATCGTCAGTGGTAACTTCGGCTACAGCGGTGTTGAATGAGGTATGTGGATCTGTAGAGGCAACAATTCCTCTGGCTGTATCCCACACGTACCAATCGCCGGTTGTACTTGTGCATTTTATCATTACGAACCTTGCGCCAGCCGTAAAACCACAGTTAATGGTTATGGAAGTGCCATTACCTGTGTATGTACCGATCTTGCTTACGCCCGTGCATGAGGCAAATAGATAAGCTGTGTATGAAGACCCAGATGCATCGGCCAGAGGAGTAAATGCGCTTGCAGTGAGTGCATTGGTAGCGGCAGTGAATGCGGCAGTGGTATTGAGATTTCCGAAAGCGGTAGCGGTATAGGCACCCCATGCAGAAGTAACGCCTGTGATGGACTTCTGCAAGATAAACTCTGGTACTACGCCCAGATTATGGCTTCTAGTGCTGAAAGTTCCATCTCCAGCAAATACCACAACATCTAGGAACCCAGAGGCGCGGGTAAACGCATAGTGTACGGAGCCCCCTGTTTGGCTCTGGATGACATTAAGTGAGTCCACACCAATTCGTACACCGCTCTGAAGATCGAAACCCAAGAGAGCGTCAGTAGTGGATGTGTTTAGCGTAGTAGCGTTTGTTCTGGTGAACAATCCGGGGCCACGTAACCTATCCCATACAGTCTTAGAAGTGGTACCCCTAGAGTTTACTATTACCAGATCTGTCCCATTACCGTAAGATTTATTCTGTGCCGTGGTAGAGGTGGCCTGCAAAACTGGATTAAATACATTTGTGCCACTGGTAGGTGGTTTATGCGATCGACGTATCGCTACGTAGATACAGGAACTAGATGTATCTGCACGGTTGGTACCATTTACTATAAATCCGGTGGCCGTTGGACTTACGTTCTGCGTAGTCCCTACGGTTTCAGCGTTCGTAAGATTGGGATTTAGCGTTGCCGATGAAGTAAAACTCTCGCCACGCTCTACGTCATGTATCTCCCAGTTTCCAGTAGTGGAGTAGGTCTTTACTAATACTAGCTGTGGTTCCCACCCCAAGGTAACTGTAGTGGATGCGCTGGAAGAAAAGCTTCCGCAACGTATTATACTCTGTGATCCATCCGAACCGAATCCGGTAGCGTTATCGGCAAATAAATACGCAATGTAAGTAGCGCCCGAGCCATTTACGTTGAAATGGTTGCTAACACTAAAATATGAACTTGTAGCAGAAGCAGTGAAATAGTTAAATGCAGTACCCGCCCCAGTGGTTTCCATCAAAAAATTCTGGCCGGGACCACCTGCATAAGGTTGATATACCGCCCAGTTAGATGTAGTAGCGGCATCTATTCTCTTCACGATTATCAGCCCCGGTGCGGAGCCGAGACTATGGGGAACCTGTCGCCCTGATACACCTGTCCCAGTATAGGTTACAACGTCGAAGAAGTTAGGGGCTTTCCGGAACGACCATGCCACATTGGTGGCGGCACTGGTGTTGAGTTTTGCTAGAGCCCCAATGGTGAAACCCGTAGAGTTGAAAGCCGTTAATCCGGTGGACTGAGTGGTGGGTGCGGCTGTGGAGGTACAGGTTAGGTCACTAGTTGCCCCTCGGACAGTATCGTAAAGCGCATGGTCCGTGGCCCCTGAACGGCTTTTCAGCCACACCATACCACCCTTTCCCGCGAGATCGAGGCCGTTGGTGATCGTCAGGGATGCCCCGGTTCCGGTGTAGAGATCCGCAGAGAAGACATCGTCTACATAGATAGGAGCGGACGCTACTTTCTGGCCCATCAATGCGCGTTCAATGGTCATACGGACCCCTTAGCTATTCTGACCGGCGGTATAGGCGTACCACGTAGTACCACCGTCCCACGTAACCAAGGTGAAGGTATCCACCTTATTTAGCGTACTCGTCAGTGTGGGTGCTGTGCCTCCCGGCCACTTCACCGCAGAGCCCCATGTGATAGTCCTCGCAGTCCCATCCGCAGTGAAGGACAGAGTCATGCCATAGGCCGTACCAGAGGCGGGTACGTTAGAAAAAGTCAGGGTGGTGATGTTCGCGTTCAGCGATACAGCGAAGACATTACCCAGAGCGCAGTTAAGCGTCAGGGTATTGGTTGTGATCGTGGGTGCTGTCTTAATTTCGCGACCACCCGTAATAGTCGGGGTGGTGCCGAAAACTAAGGCCCCTGTTCCAGTTTCATCAGTCATAGCGGCGAGTAAGTTCGCGCTTGAAGGAGTCTGGAGGAAAGTCGCTACGGTCGATGTAGCGATGTAAGCCTTCAACAATGCCGCTGTTAACTTCCTTGTTTCAGCGGACTGAACGATAGGAAGAAGGTCGGCATCAGCTAAAGATGTTGCCGCCGTAAGGGCCGAAATCTTTGTATCTGCCATGCCGACCTCTTGCTATTAGTTGTCGATCTGGAAACTCAGAGCCGCCGCCTGAAAGACCGGGGCTGAGTCGCCATTGTTGATAGTCTTCGATGCAGACAGCGCACCCCAGATCAAGAGGTTGCCTGCCGTTGATGCATCATAGATACCAACGTGCGTTGCCACACCCCAGTTCGCGGTAGGAGCCGGGAAAGTGATAGTAGCATTGTTACTGGTAGTGCCAGAGGTTCCGGTAGACGCTACCGTTGAAGCCGCCGCCTGCGTACCCGCCCAGTTGGCGAGAGAAGAAGTGACCGCAACGCGGGCATAAGCGCCGCCCGTCACTTCAGTACCACCGCCAGTATCGGAAGGGGCCGCGGTGAGCAGACCGACATAGACGGTTGCCGGGGGCGTGAAGGTCTGGCCGCGAAGCAACCAGTCGATGATCTTGTTTTCTGCGTAATCGCTAAGTGCCGCCATATCAAACTCCTATAAATGTTGCAACATTATACTGAATCAAGCCGGGATTATTTTAGCAATTCTCTCCATTTTTGTAAGTCTAGCCTCCATTATGGAGAGTTTTTCAATCATCAACGGGTTTGCCGATGATTGCGTGGTGACTAGGGCCTTTATCTCATCCATGATACCGGATAGCAACTCCACCATCTTAGGGTCGCCGTGCAGAGCCTTACTGGTATCCTTGGCGTTGAGAATCTGTGAGGGCTTGTCGAAATTTACAAGTTCAGGGCCTTGTTCGCCGACGATTGTGAAACCCTTCGGGGTGTATCCACCCTTAGCGCGGAGAGAAACACTGTACACATTATCCAGATAGGAAGCCGTCTTTGTACCACCGACCTGCGTGACGGCTAGATTGAAGGGTGAACTAGTGACTTCCGCTATCAGGGCCGCGATGTCAGCTTTAAGTTTCTTTGCCTCTGCTGGTTTGGCGAACTTCAGCGAATTGACCAAATCGAGGAATTTGTTATTGTACTCTGCGGCCTTGGCTTCTCTCGCTCTCTGGGCAACGAGAGCATTGTTAGCCGCAGAGTTATTGCTATTCGCAGTCGTTACATCCACAACGCCCGGGGTATTATTCTGGGTGTTGATGATGTCACTTACGTTCGAGGTGTTGTTAGTCGAGGTAGCATTGTACTGGGCTATCGCATCCGTCAGGCTGAGTACTGCGGATGTATTGTCTTGAAGCGCCGCAACCTGATCTTTCGCCGCCGACAGGGTAGAGTCAATGCTAGTAGCGACACTATCAAGCCCTGTTGTTACGGACTGAAGATCAGCGGCGAAGCCTGCACCCGAAGCGTTGTAAGCCCTGCTTGCGTCGAGGAAGGCCTGCGCTACAGATTGGAGATTGGCCTGCGCTGTTTCATCCCCCGCTTTAGCCTTGGCAAGGGTGTCCTCGTACAGCTTCTTGGCCGCATTGTATTTCGCTTCGGGGGACAGCGATGCGTTGTTTACGCTCAAACCCAAGACATAGTCTCGCAAGGACTTGGCGAGTTGCTTCTGCCTATCGTAGGCAGTTTGTACGGCATCTACCGAGGCATTTATCGTTCCTACCGCATCCGAGAATGCGCCGTTCAACGACATAACAGCACCCCAGAGTTTCTGTCCGCCGATGGTGGTGCGGTCTATGCTGTTTATGAGAGTAACGAACTCTGCTTTCGTTTTGGGCATCTTCAACCCAAGCAGAGTGAACTGGTCCGCTAAATCTTTCCATTTAGCGGCAGTTGAATCATTGGGCGTCATGAAGTTCTGAATGAAACTCTGGATAGAGGACCTCAGATTAGATATTCCACCTGCCGCAAGGATCATATCCTGTGAGACATTAATCGCCGCAAGGCCCATCACCTCCATACCGGCTCGTACAGATAGCAGGTCCTTGAACGCGGCTATCATGTCGCTACCGGTTCCGGCCATGTCCTTCAGGACGCCGTTCACATCAGCCAGCGTGGTAGCCGCCATCAGCGAATTCCTTACCAACTCTGCCTCAACATCTGAAGCCCGTCTCTGGACATCCGATAGCGATGAGATTCCCGCCGCTTTCACACCTATCTGTGAGAGTTCCCCAGCGGACGTACTTATGGCGGCAGTCATACGGACTACGGTCTGGAACATCCCCTCGCCAAGTTGTTGGAATGCCTTGAATTGAGGGAATAGCAGGGCCGACCATCTGTCTGCTTGTGCAGAAAAAGCGGCGGTTATGCGTTTTGCATTCTCCTTTCCGCTGTCCCCAAGCTGTATACGACCCATCTTTATCACCATAGCATTGAGTTGGGACTCGAATAAGTCCGAGTTAATGCCTATGTTTTTAGCGGCTAGCTTCAGAGTATCTCCGATGCTTGCAAAAGTATCCGTAAATGCCTTTACGATAGGTTTCTGTAATTTTTGATATTCTGTCTCTATATGTTGAGATGATTTGCTGATCATCCCGAATAGGGCGGTTGTCTTCTTAGTTACTAATACGTCTGTGTATTCTCGACCTTTTAGTAGTCCGTCTTCAAGTACTTTGCGTAGACTCTGGTTAAATATTTCTATTCCTTGTCCGGCGACTTCTCGAGTTATCTTTGTAGTACCCCAGAACATATCGTTTAGAAGATTCGTTAACGGATCCCCTATAGATATAGCATTACCAAACGAATTAATAGATTTCGATTTCTCACCTATGTGCATATTTGCAGTACTGAAATTGAACCCCTGTGCCACAGCCGCACCCGCCCCGGCGAGAGCGTTTGATATTATCTCAAGACTATGAGCCATACCTCTGGAGTAATCCAGATTAGCGGTAGAGTTCTTGGCGATGATATCTAATGCATCAAGAATCGAATTACTCGCATCCGTAGAGCCCAGAGTAGTAGCATTGCTCGCGTTCATCTGGTTTAACTGGCTCTTGGCATAGTCTTTCCCAGTGACTTGATTTCCGCCACCACCACTGATAGTAGCGCCGATATTAGATAGGAAAGAGATAGCCATAGCGGCTACTGCCAATGCTCTTGGAATAGCGGTATAGGGGTCGCCTTCGGCAAGAGCGGCCATTACGGCTTCTACGGCCTTCGCTATGGCAACAGCTTGTGATGCCAATGCGGCAGTTTTAGATAGAGCCTCCATCTCTTTGTAACCAGTACTACCAACTGCGAACATCGTCTTCATCTGGTCGGTAATATCGGCCAAAGCGGCAAACGAAGCCATATAGGTATCGTAGGTGGCCGCAGACCTTGCCTGTTCCTTCTCGGACTCTGATGTGGCATCTTTCAGAGATTGTTTCTTATCCCTGTCAATCTGGTTTAGCTGTTTGGTGTAATTAGCAAGGCTCTTTGAGATACCGTTGAACCCTTTCGACTGGACACCCAGCACACGTTCCCAAATAGCGGCGAAGTCGTTCATTCTCTGAACAGACTGATCCCACGCTTGGTTAAGACGAAGCTGAGTTTCTTCAACTTTGTTCGTAGCGCCAACGAGATCGTTTGTCTTTTGTTTTAGTTCTTCCGTCTTCTGAATCTTCTCGTTATAAACAGAGATATCAGCGGAACCTATGTTCTGCGGTAGCGTCCGGGTGTCGCTAGCCTGAGACATCATCAGTTTGAGTTGACTATCCGATGCACCAGCTTGCTGTGCGGCGGAGATCCTATTGTATAGATCCTCTTGGAATTTCAGATCGTCGTTTATCTTACGAATGAATTCCTGCTCTTTAGCCTTGCGTTCGAGTTCAGCATTATCTAGATCGCGTATTTGACCTGCCGCACCTAATTGAATTGCCGCTCTATCGCTAGCTTTCTGTGCTAGTTGTCCTTCCAACTGCAACAATTGCTGTTTGATAGCACTTTCATGATCTGCAGTATCGGCGTGTTGTAACTCCACCCGTAGGGCCGCGATGCGTTTTTGGAGGAGTGATTCTTCGATGCCTATCTGAGCCTGCGCGATACCCGTGGCCTCTTCCATCTTTGCCTTTATCGCATCCATAGCGGCGATAGCTATGCGGTTATCCTCATCCTTAGTCTGGGCCGCATTAGTATCGAGTTTTGCCTTGTCTTGGATGGCCCGTATTTCCGCTTGAAGCGCATCCATCTTGACCTTATTGACTGAAGAGGCAATAGAGGCGTCTGCTTCAGCTTTGGCGATAGATTCTTGCTGTGCACCGGACAACAGCCTGAAATCTGCGGCTTGTCGCTTCACCATTTGATCAGTGGTTTCTAGTTGGGCATTGGCAACGCCTTGTGCCTTGCTCCAATCTATATATGCCGCCGTTACCTTGGCAACGTAATCCTTCGTTTCTTGGAAAGGTGGAATAGTATTGCCGTATTTCTTTACTGCGGGTTCACCTGCGTTATACCCCGCCGCCATGAGCGGAATATCATTCTTGAAGTTGGTGCCGAGTTCTTTTAGGAGGGCTACACCCCCTTTGATGTTGTCCTCGACCTTGCCTGTATTTGCATTGAGTTTTTCAGCAACGGGAGGCATCAACTGCATTACCCCGAGAGCGCCTTTGGCTGATTTTGCCATGGCGTTGAAGTGGGATTCAGTCTCCGCGACAGAAAGCGCCAGAGCGGTACTTACACCCTGCCTGTTCGCTTCGTCGTAGACCATGAGAGCAACTTTCTGTTGCTCCTCGTTGTACCCCTTCAGCGCGAGTTGCGCTTTGATAGCATCCTTTGCCTGATCCTCGAAGAAGGACTTGTTCATAGCTCTGCGAGCTTCCCATTCGTCCTTCGAGATAGCGGTAACATCACCCGTCATGCTTTGGCGCACCCGGGCGGCGTCCGCAGGATTGCTCTGGAGATTCGCCGGAGCCTCGGCGTTGCTCAGGCCTTTAGTCGCACGTTCTACTTCTTTGTAGCGTTCGGCGATGGCGGAGATCATGTACTGCCAGCCGCGTAGAGCCTCGACCGGCACGGTTACTATCTTCGCCAACTTATCGAAGTTGATCGCGATATCGTGGATCGCGGAGGCGAGTTCTCTAGAGGCCTCGGTAGCCCCGGATGATTGTCCTACGAACTTTTCTGCGGCGTTCTGCAACTGCACGATGGCCTGCGCCACAGTGAGAGGCATTCGGGAAAAGTCTTTATCGATAGCATCACCCTGCTCTTTCAGAGCGGTGGTAATCACTGCAGTTGTCAATTTCCCTTGGGATGACATCTCGCGCAGGGTGGCTATATTAACCTTCAAAGAATCGGTCAACGCCTTCGCAACGCGGGGCATATTCTCCATTACAGAACGGAATTCATCACCGTTCAGCACACCAGCCTGCATGGCTTGGCTGAACTGCTGGAGTGCCGCCGCATTTTCGGTGGCTGATGCACCCGATACCTTCAGGGACTTGCCCACCAGTTCAGTGACGCGAAGCACGTCCTGCTGGGTCATATTGTTCGCGGTAGCGGATGTCGCCAGACGGTAGTAAAGCTGTGTCATCTCGCGCAGGGGAGATCGGGTCTCCTGTGCAATGTCGAACACGCCCCGCATAGCAGTCTCCTGCTCCTGCATGGTGCCTGATACGAGTTTGACTCGCGCAACGAGGTTGTTGTATTCGTCGGCTGTCGCTATCAGCTTCTTGAACGCACTGAGCGCGGCCTGAAGCGAGACAATCGCTACCGTGGCCCTAATTGCGGCCAATGCCATATCACCCATGCCCTTGGTCTGATTGGCGACATCTGCGGAGATGTTAGGAACCGCTGTAGTCTGGGTTGTAGATGTGGTGCTTGCAGAGGCCGTGGATAGTTTATTGGCCCATTCAGATGCCTGAAACCGTTTAGCCCCGACATTGGATAGCGCACCCCACTGACGAGCCAACTTCTCGACGGCTGTCTCGGCCTTCGCAGATGCTACCGCAAGTTGATTGGCCCACTCGATAGCCTGAAGGCGCTTGGCTCCGACCTCAGAAAGAGCGCCCCATTGGCGGGTTAGTTTCTGGACGTTTGTCTCAGCTTTGGCAGAGGCAACGGCCAACTGATTGGCCCACTCTATAGCCTGAAGGCGCTTTGACCCGATTTCATGGAGTTTGGCCCACCTTTCAGCCAACTTCTCAGCCGGGAGAACTGCACCCTGTGTGGCAGTGGCTAACTGCTTCATCAGCATCGTGCCGTTGAACTGCCGAGCGCCCTGATCAAGAAGTTTCTTCCACCCATCGGACAGATTAGCAACGGCAGACCTAGATTCCCGGGCGGTATTGCCGAGATTCTTGACACCCTGCGTGATCCCGCTGATGGCGGTTTTAGTGGCTTCCGTGCCGCTCGCGTAAATCTGAATACCGATTTGTACTTCGCCGCTCATCAGGGATTCTCCCAAAAGTCAAGGGGGTATCTGCATTGTAGCAGGATACCCCCTATTTTTGTTTATTTAGAAGTGGTATGGCGGCTTGCTCCATCGTCTGGAGATCGAGGAATATCTGACGGGCTTTTTCACCCTTGAATCCTCTACTCCTGATCACACATTCGCATTCCAAGTAGCGTAAGCCGAACCATACCCACTCAGAAGACATTCCCGGCACATCCCTTCGCCACTGTGAGTGGCAGGCGAGGAAAACTAGAACGGAGTTCCAGTTTTCCTCGAAGACCTCGAAGTCTCCTGATTCTTCTATGGCAGAATCGAATGCGTCTGCTGAGATCCCAAGTACTGCCAGATCGTCAGCGATTGCATCGGTGTCAAGGCTCCTGCCCCCGCACCAGTATTCTGCCGCCTCAGTTAGTTTTTTCTCTTCGCTCCGCCACCCAACGTGGACTCAAAGAAGCCTTTGACGATCTCGCCTGCGGCGTTCGGGTAAGCATCGAGAAGAGCGTGAACATTTTCACGGGTAAAAGGAACGTCCTTCCCTGTTTCATCCTGTACATACCGCCAACCCTCTGCGATTTCCATAACGTAATCGACATCACGCTCAAGGCTATCGATCTCGAAGTCACCTTTATTCAACTCTTCCTGCTGGCGCTGGAGTTCGTTGATCTTGGAGCGCGAGATGCGCTTGAACTTAAAATCGAACTTCTGAATCTGGCTTGCGCCAGTTTCAGTGATAACTGGGAGTTGAATGCTGTAGAAGAATCCTTCGCTCTTCGCTTTGAGTACAAAAGCCATACATCACCTATCTGTCTGTTGTAGAAAAAGTCCCTGTCTTCAGCGCCCGCTGACAGGGAAGCGGTAGACAGCCCGGAGGGGGACGGGTCGCGCTTGTCTTTTAGTTGCCTAGACTATCCTGCTTCCCTATCGTTCTTAACGATAGTTTCCAACGAATCATCCTTTTCGATATCTTGGGGTGGTTGGTACCCGCGAGTAGCTATACCAACTACAGTAGCCGCTATGGATAATACCGTCAGCAATACCCATTTACCAGTACCATCCGGCATCTGGGTGGCAACCGTAGTGATTGGGATCAATACCGCTAGAGCGTTGAAGCCTTGATTCGTGTTCATTATTTCACCTTGCTCTCGATATAGATAAGCGCCAATTCTATGCCGCGATTGAAAGCTTTATCCGTCAGAAACAGTCCCTCGGCCTTTAACTGATTCACAACACCGGTCTTCTTATGAAGTCCGTCGATTTCCTTTTGCGCCCATTCATCTACCGCCGCCACGATTCTCTGAAAGACTCCAGTACCAATCGTCCAAGCCGCTATTCTTTGCACAAAGAAAATCAAAAGTGCGCTATTCATCTTCTATCTCCACTGTCTCTATCGGAGACTCCTCGCATACTATGTTTATGAGAGCCCCTGTTACGGCATACTCGCTTCCATCAAAGTATATCTTACCACCTAAATGGCATTCTAAGGCGCATCCGGTTTGAGCAAGGATCGCGCTCGAACATAGCCCCGCAAGACCATATCTCCACCATCGTCGGCCTGTACTTTGTCCCCGTCGATCTTGAGGTTCACTTTCTGGGGTATTGCGGGCATTCGCAACGTTGGGCATTCCTTATCGGGTATCTTGAGACCCGGTGCAATGGGTGCTGATACACATCCTGAGAGCAGAAGGTATACAGTATATCGAATCATGGGAGTACAGCCAGTTGGAAGTGCATTCCGTCCGGTTTCTTCCAATTACCACCCCAGTTGAAGCCCGCATCGGTGAAACATTTCACAAATCCAGCGGATAAGGTTGGAGTTTTCCCAAAACCATTCCATGCGGCATTCAGGTCTACTGCGATGCCCCATGAGTGCAAGCTGGCAGTCGATGCACCGCGTTTTCGGCGAATGTTGAAACACCCATCCCATGTGCGTAAC